AAATTACCACTTGCATCTCTCAATACAATAGTACTTGCTGTATTGGCAGTTGCTGCTGTTATTGTAGCACTATTGGCTTGGTTAGTTATACTACCAGCAGTAGTAGCACTGGTAGCACTGGTAGCACTAGTAGCATTGCCTGATAAACTAGCAGTTATAGTTCCTGCACTAAAATTACCACTTGCATCTCTCAATACAATAGTACTTGCTGTATTGGCAGTTGCTGCTGTTATTGTAGCACTATTGGCTTGGTTAGTTATACTACCAGCAGTAGTAGCAGTTGCAGCATTACCTGTACAGCTACCCGAGCTTCCACTTACATTACCTGTTACATTTCCTGTTAGATTACCAGAAAAGGTGGCAGTAATAGTGCCTGCACTAAAATTACCACTTGCATCACGTTTAACTAACGTACTTGCTGTATTTGCTGTAGCACTTGATACATTAAAGGTAGTTCCACTTAATGAAAGATCGGTTCCGGCACTGTAAGTAGTATTAGTATCTGGATTAGCTGGCATAGTTAATGTAATAGTAGTGGTGCCAGTAATATGTCCATATGCATCATAAGTAACACTAGGTATTTTAAATGTACCACCAAATGCCAGTGTTCTTGTGGCTCCACCATCACTTACTGTACCAGCAGTAATTGCACTATTGGCATGCCCTAGTGTTATTGTAGCCGCAGTGCCTTGATTAGCTGTAAATGTACCACTGCCAGTTAATCCATTATTACCCTGTACAGTAAGAGTACCATTACCAATATTATCAGTAAATGCCACATCTTTATATGTACTATATGCTGTGCTTGATCCATAGGCCTGTTGCCAAATACGCATGCCTATAGCATCTTTACGGAACATTATAAGATTATCACTACCACCGCTACTATCACCATAACTACGCATATGTAGATAGTCTGCCCAAGGAGCTGTGTTATTGTTGTTAAATGAAGTAAAGCCAAATCTCATATAACTAGCTGGTATACTACTTGGTGATATAGTTCTAACATCACTAGTGGCTGCATATGTGCTGCTAGTAGCATTACCTGATAAACTAGCACTTATTGTACCTGCACTAAAATTGCCGCTAGCATCTCTCGCCACTATAGTACTTGCTGTATTTGCACTTGTAGCATTGCTAGTCACTGTGAATGTTTGAGCCGTTGTGCTATTAGCTGTAAAGGTAGCTGATCCTGATAATCCTATGCCGCCTACACCCATTGTTAGTGTAGCATCACCTACATTAGCAGTAGCTACACTGGCAGCAGTGACGTGACCAAAAGTATCAAAATCAAAACTAATATCTTGTATAAATGTAGTGCCACTGTTATCACTGCTTAAATTGGACACACTGCTGGTATCAGCATGTGATATATTAACAGTAACACCTTCACCACTTCCTGTAATAGTTAAACCACTAGTTCCAGTTTGAGCACCTGGAGTTCCAGAACTTACTGCTGCTATATAATTACCAGTAGTATCAGTTCCTAAAGCGACACTATTCAAACCAATAGTTGTGGTCATACTTACATTAGTAGATCCATCAAATGTTATACTACCACTAACATCACCTGTTAAAGCAATAGTTCTGGCTGTTTCTAATTTTGTAGCAGTGTCAGCATTTCCACTCAATCCACCACTTACAGCACCTTGGAAAGTTCCTGCAATAACAGTTGACCCAGCCCCAAATGTCCATTTATCAACACTTTCATCCCATAATAAACTTACATTAGCACTAGTACCTCTTTCTATTTCTATACCAGCATTTTGTGTTGGTGCAGCAGTTTCGTTACTGTTTAGTACAATGATATTATCAGCTAACTCAATAGTTTCAGTATTGATTGTAGTAGTTGTGCCACTTACTGTTAGATTACCACCAATCACAGTATTGCCTGTGACATTAAAGTTTCCACCAACATTGAGATTTTCAGTTACCGCTGTTCCACCAGTAACAATTAAAGTACCAGTTGAAGTGTTAGTGCTCGGGATATTACCTGCCATTTCAACACGACCTGTACCAAACACTTTGAACTTGTCTGTACTAACAAGATTGGTAGGTCCACCATAAGTAAAGGCTATGTAGCTGGTAGTATCAGTAGCAGTAATAACCTTATCTATAGCCCAATGACTCTTTAAGTTATTATCCTTTACAAACGCACTACCATTCCAATTCAAATTAGTTAACCAACTAAATCTATTGGTTGTTCCTACACTAGTAAATCTAGTTTTAAAATCTGTAGTATAAGCACTTTGTAAACTAACACTAGTTAATGCCCCACTGCCATTGTAGGTAAGATTAAATGTTGGATCGTCTATTACTGGACTTGCTTTATAAATCACCTGTCCACCAGTAGTAAAGTTAATAGTGCTACCATCAGTGGCTTGGAACGTCATCGTATTACTTGCTGTTAATGTCTTAGCATTAGCCAATGTAAATGTGCCTGTGCTGTTGGAAATAGTCATTCCATTTACAGTCTTATTGGTCAATGCTTCTGTCCCTGCCAGTGTAGCCAATGTACCTGTTGTTGGGAAGGTCACACTTGTAGCAGCAGTCATAGTAAATGTACTGGCAAATGCTCCTGATGTAGTCAAGTTACCACCTAATGTAATAGTCTTTGTACCATTGTTAATGCCAGTTCCACCATATGTGGGGCTAATTATAGTGGCTTGCCAAGTACCTGTTGTAATAGTGCCCACTACGGTTAAACTACTATTAGTGACTCCAGAACCTAATGTTGTGCTGCTTAATACATCCACACCGTTGATCTTATAAGTTTTACCTGCGGCAAGATCCATATTCTCACTACTGGTCCAGCTACTTGTAGATTGTACCCAACGGAATAATTTATCAGTGGCGCCTTTTATTGTTATACCACCACCGGCAGCTGTAGCATCAGTAATTCCACCAGTGTTGAAAACTACAGCTACGCCATTTGGACTAATTTGATCTGGCGGTGTATCAGCTGTAAACGTAAACAAATTAGCACCATTAATAGCAGTTACTCTTGGATTGGCACCTAATTGGCCACCACTTACTCTACTTAATGTCATACCAGGAATCATTCCTGCTGTACTAGCAGTGATTGTAGTTGTCAGTGCTCCAACAGCAGTAAAGTTAATATTGCCACTACGACTTGATATTGGTTCTACTGAGCCTAATTCAATATTGTTATCATCCATTTGGATGTCATAGGCATTAAGTGTGCTAGCAGCACCGGTAATATTGACATTACCATTTACGGTGAGCCCGTTTAAGGTTATGCTGTCGGTCCAAACTGGACGTTTATTAGCACTACCTAAACTCACTGGCTGAACATTTAATACACTATTGGTATCCCCAATGGCTAATTTTTGTATTATGGTGGAGCCACTGGCATATAACATATCCCCGACAGTATAACTGGCAATATTAGTACCACCCTTATCTACAGGAACTTGACCAATAATATTACTTGGTGTTAGATAATATAATCCATCTTGTCCGTCTAGAGTACCTGCATCCACTACACCACTCTTAATAGCTACAGCACCCTGACTACCTCCGGTACCTACTTCAAATTGACTCTTATTAAATGACGCTACACCTAAGTTTGTATGGCCAAGAATATTTGCATTTTCCTGTCCTCCACTGACTACATCCACACCAACAGTAACTTCATTGTAGAATTCTTGTATGCCTCCAGGCCCCGGATCGAAGAATGGGCCAGTTATAGTAATAGCACTATCAACACTTGGTTTTTTGATCTTTTGTACGGCCTTGGCCCAAGTACTATCACCCCTTAGGAAAGTATTACTATTAGCAGTACCAACAGCTAATCTAGTAGTGCTCATTATACCACTAACAATATTAGTTGTATCTATATTACTGGCGCTTAGACTACTCCAGTTTTCTGCCAGTATACTAGCATTATCTACAACACCAATAATTTTAATGCTTTGCTTTCTAAAACTGGCTACACCAGTTCCAGTATTAGTAAAATTAAATGCACCAATAGTAAGACCTAATGTACTGGCCACTGCATCAGCTCTACCTTCATGTATAGTAAAAGTGTTAGTAGTCACACTTCCTACAAAGAATATGCTGTTAGTTAGTATACCGTATGGTGGATCTGCTGCAATAATTTTTACTGCATCACCAGTAGCAAATCCATGATCTGGTATATAAACTGTATCTTTGGTGACATCTAGTATGGATAATGTTAAAGTTTGATTACCTGCACCAGAGTTAACAATTGTTAACTTGGTTGATAGACTATAAGTTGTATAAAGTTCAATGGTGTCAGCATCAATTTTTTTCACATAATAGATGCTATTATTAACAATCCCACCTAATGGTGTTCCAAATCCTGCATTATATTGTACAGCATCACCATCATCAAATGGGTGACCAACGATAGTTATACGACTTAGCGCAGTATTAACATTGCCTCCTGAACCTGTACTAGCAGCATTAAATGTAGCAACTACGGTACTATCTAATTGATCAGTTGTTTTCGTTACAACATTTGCATCTTCTGTAAATTCTGGTGCTATACTATTTGCATTAAACTTCAATGCGCCAACAATGTCAACATACACACGATTTTGTATTTGACTAACCTTAACACTAAATGCGCTTCCACCTGTACGTCCATTCAAATTTGCATCATTTGCACTGAGTCTATCTACTGTGGTGTATCCACTTCCACCGGCAGTTAGTACTACATTAGTAACGACTCCACCACTCAGGAACAGATCTGCCCTAGCTCCAGTTCCTGATCCTCCTGTTAAAGGCACATCAGTATAAAATCCTGAAGGTGGTTGAGTATATCCACTACCTCCTGCTAATCCTGTTACTGGATCATTGCTATTGTCCAGTGCATTAGCAACACCTTCTACAATATATTCTATGGTGCCTTGTGCTTGACTATTACTACCTGTTACACTTGTTACTCCTGTAAAATCATAAGTTTGAGTTGGGTCTAATAGTAATATCTGTTTGGAATCTAATTCACTCAAAATGTAATTAGTATTTTGATCTGGAATAATACCTCCTACTAGGGTAGGTGTTAATCCAGTGCTTACACCATTAAGAGTTAGTTCTCCTACAGTATCAAATGTATCGTCAAAAAATTCATCTAAGCTTCCAATGACTACAGTAGTAGAATTATTGCCACCGACTACTCGACCAGTTGCTCCAGAACTAGCTTGTAGGATTAAATCACCATCAACGGCCACTAATACACCATCTAGAGTCAATGATACTCCACTATATGTTTCAATGGCTAAATCACCATTTAAAATACTAGTAGGAGGTATTGTATTAACCAAGTTTAGTCGACTACGATATCCATTACTTCTATATACTAGGAAGTTTCTTAATGGTGGTATCTGATCAGCACTTAATTTACCTAATGCATTTAACTGAGGGATACCCCCTGGTTGTGTAGTAGTTGTCAGTTCTTTGTCAATAAAGTCTCCTAGTCTATTTTCTAAGAAACTTCTAACAGCCAACTGTGTGCTTAATCTATTATGACTTGGTCCGCCTACTTCATTATCACCGAGGTCAATATCAGCACTAAATTCTTCAATAGTAATATTACCAACCGCTAACTTCAACGCATCTAAAGCAGCAATACTAACAGTGTTTGTAAATTGTACATTACCTGTTTTGTTTTCAGCTTTAATAAAATCACCAACTTTAAAGTCACCAAGTTCATTAGTTCCTGATGTGTATACACGCCCTGGTAATTCACTGACTTGTTCATATTCAACTCTAGTACGTCCACCGTTTTGTGGCAGTGCGTTATAGTCAGTTCCGCTACCTGCATATTCCCAAGTGTGGCTACTGCTGTTAACAATACTAGGTCTATGTAACCATATTTGTTTACTTGGTAATGTTTCTAAATTGATTAGTTCATTACCACTGGTAGTGGCCAATATTTTAAATGTAGCTGTATATAAGTTATCTACGTTTTGAACATCAGTTACATCAATATTTAGGATAGAAGGGCTACCATTGTCATATTGAATTACAGTATCTAAGGTAAAGTTATTTCTAATAAAATTTAAACCAACTAATACTTTTTCTACGCTAACAACTAGGCTTCGTGTTGTTGGATCCCAACTGTATATGTATGCTCTATTTGGTGTTATACCACTGGTTATACCTTCAATTACTCTACCTGGAATAAATGTATAACTTTGTCCTATAGGAGGAGGTTCTACTTGTAATTTTTGATATACAACGTGACTTTCAGTGAGATCATCAATAAAAAATTCTTTAATATTCTTTAATAAAAGATGTTCACCCGTTGGCAATGGAGCAGTAAATTTTGCCTTTATTTCAAAACTATCGTCCAAATATAATTCAAATTGATTGGCATTTAAAATTTTAATTACATATGTTTGCTCGTCATAAAGACCTTTAATTAAACTATTTCCATTAGTTCTATAAACTACTTTTTCAGTATTTTGAAACCCGTGAGCAGGGATAGTAATTACATTAGTATTAACATTTATAACCGGTTCAATCTGTGCAGGACTAGTTCCTGGAATGGTAACATTATTACTTGGTGTAAAAGGTACCTGATCATCTACCTGTTTGTAACTATTAGTTACATCTCCAATATTACTATAGTCAACTATTTCTGGAACATTAATGATACTGTCAATAATATCTATGATGATATCAAATAAATCACCAACTCTACTCTGTGCATCAGGATGTACTAGCGCAATAGTTAACGATTTTAGTTCTTGGAAGGCAGCGATATTTTGAGTTCTTTGATTTATTAGAACTGCCACAGTGCTTGTAGAATAGGCTACACCAGCTTCAACGCTTTTACTATTGCCTCCTGTTAGTACATCATATGCTACTGCCTCTAATACTAGTAAAGTATCTCTTCTACAAGTATCTTCATCATATGTAAATCCTGTATAATATGGCGCTGTGTTGGCAGTTACTTGGCTGTCAATCCAAGTTATTAGTGCATCTCTTAATTCTTCTTTGTTATTTAAAATTGTGTTATATGTTTCTCTGTATACTGGATTTCTAAATCTAATTACATAATGCTGTATAGGTAAATCACCAAAACCAATAGCAGTAAGAGTTTGTTGTGCTCCTGCACTGCCTGTAGCAACTACAATACCTTTATTAAAATCAAAAGCATTAGGACTATAACCGTTAGCTCTTAAGGCGAATTGACCAAAGTTAGTAGCACTATTGGTAATACTTAGATATCCACCACTTTGGCAATAGCTGCCATTCAAACAAAAAATTTGGAAACATGATACAATCTGTGCATACGCATCATTAATAACACGATATCCTGTACCACCAAAGCTCAACATAGTAAATGCGTTACCTACCATTGATTTACCCTGTTGTGGAGCAGGCCCTTCTACTGGATTCTCTGCTTCAATTTGATTAGCTGGGATATTTGGGGTACGTACTTTACTACCATCTACTAGAACACCATTACCACCTAAGAAGCTGATAATGCTACAGTTCTGCACATATGGGCTGATACTAATAACTGGTTTATTATTTGGTAGTCTAGTATATCCTACACGACTACATTCTGGATCAGCTGGATCATCAAACGCTACTGCATAGTCAAATGTAAAGCTAGGTATATTGTTTACATCCAGTGCATCTCTGAAAGTTATCTCTGTAAAATAACAGCCATTACGTACACGTAGCATATCCTTACCAGCATTAAGTGGTCTAATATTACAGGCACGTAGACCAGCTCCTACTACACTAACGTTATCTGGAATAATAATTGGATTATCTTCGTAATAGTCTCCACTAGCAACTGCTATAACAATACGCTTTTCGTTTGGGATGTAGTCAGCAACAAAAGCTACAGTTTCGGTTTGAATGATTTCCTTGTCTGCTAGTAATGCTGCTCTAGCATCACTCTTAGTTGGACTTATTGGTGTAGCATTAGGATATTCTGTATTTGGTGCTTGACTGGGTCCTTGATCTATAATTGTTACTACATATCCTAAAAGTTCCTGAGCTTTGTCTATGGCAGCACTACTCGCTGGATCACTTGGACCAAAAGAATTAAGATCATTTTGCAATACCGAATTGATTATTTCATCTTTCAAATATCTATATGTTATTGCACTGGCTTGTCTATCATTGAATATAGGCAATCCCATCCCATAACTAAAGTATTTTTTAGCAGCATCAACAGTTTGACTATTGCCACCATACATTAAGTCATAGGCTAAACTATAGACTAGGTATCTTATATCACGAGCGCACTTTTCTTCATTGTAAGCAAAATTATTAAACTCAACAGTAATAAATTGACTTACTCCAGTAATAATAGCAGCTTTGTTTTCCTGTATCAGTCCAAAATTAAGTTGTGTTGTTGGATTAGCCGAACTAATATCTGGAAATACTTTATTGTTTAAAGAACTAGTATTTTCATCTGTAATAACATCAATGATTATATCAACTAAATCTTGGCATTTGATAGTTTGTTCAGAATTAGTAGCAGGATATAATGAAGTATCTTGTGTAAGAAGATTAGTACTAGATTTAGTAATTGGAACTGCGTTAACAATATCACCAATAATCTCTTGTAGTCTTGTATATGCTGCTAGTGTTTGTGCCTTCTCACCAGCACCTAATTGTAGCACGGCTCCAAATATATAAGCTTCTGCATTGGTGTAAGTTGCACTGTTTCCACCATATAATACATCGTATGTTACAGCATCAACAATAAATTCCACATCACGTCTACATTTATCTATTATACTTCCTGGGGTGCTGGCATATGATGGATAAGTATCAATTAACCAAGCAATGACTTCCTCTCTAATAAATGCTTTATTTGTTTGTAATTGATTTTTAGCATTTAAAACTGCAACTTCTGCATTACTAGGATTAGTGAAAGATACTGCATCAATAGCAAGATAACCTTCCTCAAGAAAATCAATTATTTCCTGTACTTTATTTTTATAGCTTAAGAAGAATGTGCCACTGGTTACATATTGTTCACTTTCTCTGTATAATTGTTTTAATGCTGCTGCTGTCTGTATCTTTTGATTATAGAAAGTGCCTAATTGATTCTGTCTATCATAACTATATTGATTTTGTCTAGTGTTTAAGTTAGTTCCCAGTACTATGTCATATATAGCTCCTTCAATGACTAGACTCATATCTCTTTCACATTTGGTTACTGTGGGACCAGTATAACTAAATCCTAAAAATGTATTATTGACATAGTTAGTACCTTGATCAACTATATATTCAATATTATCTAATAATAAGTCTTTGGCATTGACATAACCTACTGGCAATCCTGCAGGAGTTGGCATAGTAATTGCAGGTAATATTGTAGGTATTTTAGCAATACCATTTCCAGTACCAGGTACAGCGGCTACAAAGGTATCTCCTACTGTATAAGATTCACCAGTAGTACCAGCTACAGCGTTCCAATCAGTGGTTCCTAATACTTCAATTTCATACGTAATACCCGCAACTAATTCTGTTACAGGATATGATACATCAACTACGTTGATTAGGTCACCAGCATATGTATTCGCCAGTATGTTTGTAATACTTTGAATACTGGCAGCTACTTCAGTTGCCTCAGTTCCACTTTGAGTATCTACAGCCTTTAACAATAGATAGTTTAAAGCTCTAATGGTAATATCTTTTTGACTAATTAATACTGCACTGGCTGTGGCATTGCTATAGGTAAATCCTGCCTTTACGCTTTGCCAATTACTGCCATAGATAAGATCATATCCAACAGCATCAATAATTAAACCAACATCTCTAAAACAAGTTTGATCATTAAATTCATTTCTTTGTTTATAGACTAAATTACTGGCTATTTGTAGGGCACGTTTAATAGTTTTTACTGGCTTGTTAATACCATCAAAATTATCATCACCATTAGTTGAACTAACAGCTACTTGTCCACCACCAAATAAATCAGCACTAACAAATTCTAATTTATTTCCATCTCGATTAAGTGATAATATTGATCCATCTACACCTAAAACTCTTGGGAATGTTAAGGTATAACTATTTACAAACTCTTCCGGTGTTGTTCCTGATGGGGCACGTAATCCTACATAGTTATTGCCGTTTGAAGTTAACTCTTTTAACCTAATCTCGCCTTGATTATTAACATTAAGACCGTCAGTGTTGATTAAGGTAGATCTTATTGTAGATGGAGTTGTCTCACCTATCCTAGTATTATCAATAGTTCCACTATTGATATCTACGTTGGCTAATGTGCTAGTGCCATCTACAGTAAGATCTTCAGAAATATATACATTGTTGTTTACTGTGATGTTATTTACTGTAATATCATCTAATAACAAACTACCTAAAGTTGCTTGTCCAGTAACGTCAAGATCGCCACTAATATTAACATTGCCAGTAGTATCAAGTGTACTAGCATCAATATTATCAGCATTTATATCATTACTTGTTATTGTGCCTGTGAAATTACTAGTTCCTGCTATGTCAAGATTACCACCTACATGTAAGTTTTCGCTTATTCCTACACCACCTGTTACTACAATAGACCCAGTAGTTGTATCGGTAGAACCTATATTAGCATTTGCATATACCTGTCCATCTAAATTAGTTTCTATGTTAACTGTTAAATTCTCAATTGTAGCAGTATCTAATACATCTAAAATATCAGTTTCAATATTTGTTGCATCAACGTCACCAGTTAAGTCACCTGTAACATCACCTGTAACATTACCAGTATACATAGCATCAGTACCTGTAGTACCTCTATCCAATATTACAGTTTCACTAATTACACCACCAGTGTCCTTATAGAGAATAATATCTGTGTATGCTTTTGCATCAAACCCATTAGTACCATTTTCAAAAACTTTTACATTAACATTTTCTGCAAATATATCACCAGTGCTTGGTCCAATAATAGTACCTTCAAACTCACCAATAAATCTTTCAGTGGCTTCTATCACAGTGCCAGTTATAGCTCTAGGTTCGTCTGCTCCAATTACAGTGGCATCAATATTTCCACCATTTATATCAACTTGATCTAGCCTACTAAGCCCATAACTGGTTATATTACCACTTACCTTACCGATAAACTCAGCTTCTACATAACCTGGATCTAAGGGTGCTCCACCTGTACCATTCTCCAATACTTTAGTAATACCATCTTCAGCATAGATATCACCAGCAAAATTTCCGCTTATGCTACCTTCAACATTACCATAGAATACAGGTGGTTGATAACTTAATACATTTGTTGGACCACCTGTTCCATTATCTAATATTTTAGTAGTGCCATCAGCAGCATATAAATCACCAACTACATTACCTTCTAGTGTACCAACAAATTTTACACTGGCAGTAATTACAGTTCCTGTGATTAAGGTAGGACCGCTATTACCAATTATAGTGCTATTAATGAACCCACCGTTTAATAACAAACTGCTTATTTCACTGGTACCAGTAGTTTGAGTTACTCGACCTAATAGTTGACCTGTAAAAGTTGCATCTGTTCCATTAGTGCCATTCTCTAAAACTTTTACTCCACTATCGCTATAGATATCACCAAAAACATCACCAAACAAGTTACCAGTAATATTGCCTTGAATGTTAGCTAGAATTTCTTCTTCTACATTTATACTATTGGCTACTATATCACCGGCTACATTAAGATCACCTCCAATACCTACACCACCTGCCACTATTAAAGTTCCAGTATATGGGTCTATACTAGGAATATTATCAGAAAGTATTGTTTTAACATTAACAGTAATTAACTCTGGATCAGCAACTAATGTTTCCACAGTATTGTTAGTCATAACAATGCTGTTGGTTCTTGTTGCAGGGCCAATTGTTAGAAACGTATAGGGATTGAATTCGGAAACAACTTCACCTAAGGTAACAATATAGGATAAATTGTTCCACCTAGTAAAACCATCACCTATTTTAAAGTTTTTTTGATCTAGGTCAACCCCAACCTCGCCCTGTGCAAGAATAGGGTTAATATCTTCCCAGTTTTGTTTTATGTCTCTTCTTAATTGAATCCTTTTGGCCATTATTATCTCCGACTTTAGCTTGAAGATAGCCTCCAAACCGCCCATAATAGTATTTATTAGGAACGGTTTAGTTAGGAAAATAGTTAATTCAGTGCAATTCCAGAGGTTTTACTTAGATATTGCTTGGCAATCTCTGTATCTGTTGTAGCATGTGTGATAATTCCACTTTTATTAATTGCATATTCATCATCTGGATTTACTGTAAACATAAAAGGAACCATGCCCATTCCTTGTGGATTCATCATTAATACACTGGGTTTAGTTATGTACATAGTGGTATCATCCTCACGTACAAACCTACCCAATATCTCCTCTCCACTACTTAGTTTAAAACTTACTACATCATTATCTTTGTATTTTTTTGCTAATAGCATTATGCTGCCTTTTGAAAGTATTTTGCTAGTTCAGTATATCCACCAATATGCTGCTCATTCAAGAATATTTGTGGTACTGTACGAGCTGTAGGTACTGCTTCTAGTAACTCTTCTTTAGTCCATCCATCACCAATCTTACGTTCTTCATACTCTATGCCTTTTAATTCTAATAGGCTTTTGGCCTGATCACAATAGGGACAATGGTACTTACTCCATAAAATAGCCTTCATATTATTTCCTTTCTAGAATTGGGGTAGTTCATCATAGTTAATAGCATCACTCATGACTCCTATGACGTAGTTAGTTGATTCGTTTTCCTGTAATGCTGTTTGCTTCTTACTGGTATCACTATGCTTATTGAACCATGGAATAGGATTGGTCTTAATACTAGTAACATATTTTAAACCAATCTCCTTAAGTGCTGACGCTGCTGTATAATCTACAAAATCTTTTAGAATATTGGCATTAAGACCAATAACAGGTCCACGCTTAAACAAATAGTCAGCCCAAGCCTTTTCTTCTCGTATAACATCCATATATAAGGCATAGACTTCTGCTTCACATTGGGCCTTAGCCTGTGCGAATCTTGGATCTTCCTTGACTACTTGATTGATTAACCAGCCTGTCCATCCCTTGTGTAATAGTTCATCCTGTAGGATAAGGCTAATAATGTTACCATTGCCAATAAAGATTTTATTCTCTACCATGGCTAGGCTAGTGGCAAAACTTACCATAAATCGTAGTGCCTCAAGAGCATAGCTGGCATTAAGGGCTAACCAAATTGCTTTGATATGATGGTCTACAGCAACTTCTGTGCCTGTTTCTTTGAAGCAATTTAATTGATGTAGTTGCTCATAGTATCGACCTACACTAGCAGCCATATCCACAATGTCCTGTGTGTCGTGTATGGTATTGAACACATCTTTAGGCACATTATAGATATTACGAATAATATGACTATAACTACGACTATGTATATTAGTCTCGAAGAATGTCCAATTATATACTAGGGCTTCTAGTTCAGGCAAACTTACTACTGGAGTAAAGATTTGACTGGGGCCACGTCCTTGTAGGCTATCCAATGCCGTTTGTCGTAATAGATTACTGGTGAATATGTGTTTGACTGCTTCGCTGGCTTCTTTAAAATCCTGAGCATCTTTAACTAGGCTGATCTCTTCTGGTACCCAAAAGAAACCACGTGCTGTTTTTTCAAAGTCTGCTATTTTGTTATACTTTACTTCCTCAAATCGTTGTATGGTCACTGGACCTGCTGGGTCAAGAAACATTTTACGATGTAGGTAGTCTGTCTTTGTGTGTAGGTTATATTGTTGTTTACTCATAATACGCAGGAATCGCAGTCCTCCTCCATTTCTATCTCTGTGTAATCCATTTTACTTTCTATACTAGCACCATTGGTATACTTGATATCTGCCTTGGCGCCTTGCTTGTCTATTAGGCTATAATAGAATGTTTTAATGCCCCAAATATGTGCCTGCATAAGGTTTTTCGCTATCAATGTACTAGGTACTTTACGATCAGGAAAATGCTTAGGACTATAAAATGTGTTTGTACTAATGCTTTGATCCACATAGGCTGCTAGAACTGCTGCTGTTTTAATATATCCTACGCAGTCTGTTTGATCCCACATTAGTTGATACTTGTTTTTAAGTTTATGATATTCTGGAACTACCTGTGTAAAACTACCTGCCTTTGATTCTTTAGTGCTGATAAGGCTCATTGGTAATTCTATACCATTAGTACTGTTAATTACTACACTGCTGGATTCAACAGGAGCAATGGCCATCAGTGTAGCATTACGCACACCATACTGTATCATATTTTGTCTAAGTGGTTCCCAGTCTAACTCTGGAGTAAAGTCTGCTAGTTCATTAACTCCCTTGGCTCTACGCTCCCACGGAAAGACTCCTTTGCCATAGTGAGTTAGTCTACTATCCTTGCATGGTCCACGTTCTTTGGCCAATTCAACTGTGGCTTCTGTTAGATAAAATGCTTGATGTTCCATCCAACTTTTAACTTCTGCTAGAGCATCCTTATCACCATACTTTAAGCCACGTTTGGCATGCCAATAGGCCAAGTTAGTAACACCAATACCTAATGGCTGTATTTCATCGTTGCTTAACCTGCTCTGTATGCTTAAGTAATCTTGGTAATCCAGTATGTTGCAAAGACTACGCTGGAGTATACGGCAAGCACGACGCATATCCTCAGGGTTGCGGAAGCAGCCCCAGTTAATTGACCCCAAGGTGCATAAAGCGATGCGGCCTTCTTGGTCATCAAGTCTTTTGAATGTGCGTGTAGGAAGCAGGATCTCACAGCATAAGTTACTTTGGTATATGGGATGATGCAGGGGATCAAATGGACCTTGCTCTAATACATTGTCTATGTATACAAGGTATATACGTCCTGTATCAGTTCTTTCCTTAAGTATGCCTCCCTTAAATACTTCCTCGGCACTCATAGTCTTTTTGCGTAGACCTGGTGTCTTCTCGTATTTAACATACAATTCTTCAAATAGTTCAACATCTCTATAAAATGCTTCATAGAGATCTGGAACTTCATTGGGGTCAAAAAATGTTATGTCTTTTTGTTCTCTGAATCTTCGCCAGAAGAAACTCGAAAGCACAACCCCATAATCCATATGTCGTACCCTGGTTTCTTCTGTTCCTTGGTTGTTTTTGAGAACAATGAGATCATCAAACTGATGATGCCAAATAGGATAAAACACAGTGGCACTAGCATTGCGTATTCCACCTTGACTGCAACTCCTTAAATCGCCGAACCATTTTTTGAGGAAAGGTAGCATGCCTGTATGCATGATCTCTCCACCCCTAATCGGACTACCTAATGGTCTGAGGCGTCCTATTTCCAAACCTATACCAGCTCTCTTGCTAGCATACTTAGCCATCATTTCGCCGCTAGCAAAAATACTATCGAGATCATCGTCTGAACGTATAAGAACACATGAACTAAATTGCTTGGTTGGGGTACCAAGACCAGCAAGAACAGGAGTAGCGAGAGTGAAAAGACCATCCGAAGCAGCATTGTAGTATTCCCTTATATAACGCATACGAGCAGTGTTAGGTTCTTCTTTATGAAACACAGTGGCAGCAGCTACTATATAGCGCACCTGCGGAGTTTCGTAGGTTTCTTTTGTACTACGATTCTTTACAAGATATTTTTCAATAAGTTGTTCAATAGCAGCATAACTATATTGGAAATCTTTATCATGATCAAGCATGTCGTTCATACGATTCCAATCAGATTCAGTGTACCACTCTAATAGTTCTTTGGTATATAATCCTGTAGCAACATTACGTTTTACTATGTCATATAAATTTGGTATCTCCATGCTTCCATATACATCTTTACGTAGCATATGATATCGTTGACGACCTGCTACATATTGGTAGTTAGTATTACCTATATCTGGATTTGACTCTACATCAATCAGATCAACAATAGCACGTAGAGTAATTTCATCAATTTCTTTAGTGGTAATTCCATCATAGAAATGAGGGTTACTACGTATTTCAATCATACTTTGGCTTACATCAGCAATGCCATTACATATTCTTGATACTTGGGCTTGCCATTTGGCGAGATCTAAAGGCTCTCGACTACCATTACGTTTTACTACAGTTATATTCATAATTTATTTTAACAACTTTACTAGTATAATACAAGAACAAATTAAGTCAAAACCTTATATGTGTAGGTAAATATACCTTCTTCAAAAGGTTGTTGATCAACACTAAGTGATTGATGTTGGTATGTCAATACAATTTCCTTTTGGTTTTGTATTGAATTTATCTGTTCTACAGCCCTAAAGATTAATTTTTCATCCTCAGGAGTAATATTTCCAGTAGCGTTAGTAGTTAATCCATACCCTATATATTCATAATCATCGTATAAATTAATAATAGGAAGCGTCAAAGTGTTAGCTCTAAAATCTACAATTACTGTAAGAGTTCCTTTTCTTATTCTTCTTGATTTTTCATATATTGCAGGACTACCTGATGTGGTGTCAAAAGTTTTACTTTGATACAAATAATCTATTTCTATACTCATAGATTCTGGACCAATACCAGTGGTATTGCTCAAAGGAATAGGAAATCTTACAAAATTAACAGGATTAGTAGAATAGGTAATCTTTTTTGTTTGGGTAATAAAGTTTTGATTTAATCCATAGCCAGTAAATTCACTAACATATGGTCTAGTACTTAGACTGTTGGCTCCGTATTTTGATAATTCTTTATGTCTTAAACTGCTATAATCTAAATTAATATTTCCTGGTACGTCAAATTCAATTTGTCCGTAAGCAGCATTTTGTATTCCACCATATATATTTCCTACACTTAGAAGATTATTGCTAGAACATATATTACTATATCCTTGTCTAATCTTCACAGCCTGTTTTTCAATATTGTCAAAGAAGCATGATTTTATTAAATTATGTATAGGACCTTCATTTGAATTTGCGGATCCTAAAACAACACCTTGACTTAGCGTGATAAATCGACTTTCTGATATTGAATTTTTATTGATTGGTCTTGAAGCATAAAACCCAATTTTAAAATTCTTAAATGTTACATTATTTATAGAGCACAAATTAGTATAGGTAAAAGATGATAGATCATTTACGTTTCCATTTCTAGGTTCATCAACTCGAAAAGCTATACTATCTATAGCATCTGGTTCTACTGTACTTGTTACTAACGGCCCAATTAGTTCTAAATTACTAAATTCACATTTGGTTACTCCGTAAAGATCAAATATTACTGATGGAGTATCAAGATACGATTGAGTTATTGGGGTTGGTCTAACAATTTCAATAGTTAAATTTGAAATACTTAAATTTCTACATTGATTTACTATCTCAATAGGATTGTTATCATCATGTATACTTTCAAAAACATTTCCAGAACCTACATATCTTAATATAGTGTTTCCTTTTCCAGCACCTTGAATTCTAGTAAAGCTGGGCAATTGTACTGTACTATCAAATACAAAAATACCTGGACCAATATCTATAACATTTTTGCTATCATTTGATGTACCTATGTATAATTTTTCCATTATAGCATTTAATACATCACTATTCCTTGATGCATAACTTAAGTTATTACCCTCTAGTAATCCAAAGTCATTAGCACTTACTCTATCTTCTAACCTATCAGTAAAGCTTCTAAAGATTCCATTATTTTTATAACTATATCTTCCTAAGCTAAAGATATCACTATTTTCTGTTAAAATTTCAATATTTTCTAATTGACTAGGACTACCAATAATGGATGAACCTATGTATAATTGTTTGGTATCTATACACCAGGCAAATTCACCGTTGCTTAATTTAATAGGAAGATCGCTACTAGGGCTAGCATCTTTAATGTCTCTACGTATTTGGATTTTACTTATTTGAACTACGGCCATTGACTTTCCCCTTATTGGGTATTTATCATAGGCTGATGTAGTATTGCTCTACCCTATCGAACCAACGATGGCTCCAATAATCAAAGTCCTTTGACTCTAATACAAATTCTTGATATACGGGCTCACCCCATTGTCCAGGACTTGTTTCAGGGGGTCTAACACACATCATAATAACACCCTTGCGTATATCAGTACCATATACAGCATTATGAGCCAGTGCGTAGGCTGTAATCTGTAGGTAATAATCCTCAATCCATTCTAGCTTTTTAGGCTTATTGGTCTGCTTGAAGTCTAATATACTAGGCTCACCATCATGTAACCCCACACAATCTGTAGTGCCTGCATACATTTCAGGATAATATAACGGAACTTCATTGCCCCATATTTCGCTTATATCGCCAAAGCCTTCTTCAATGACCTTTTTGGCCATTAATAGGCTTTGTTGAGCATATGGGTTACTCACACTGTCTTTGATGCCTTCACCCTTAATGTAGCGTTCTAGGAAGGTGTGCATCCTTGTGCCACGAGCAGCGGCTTCTGTAGTAATAGCCTGTGCCTGTGCATGTCCCACACGGTTACGCCATTCCTTCAATGCTTGCTTGGCTTCTTCTGGTTTGGTACGATCAAGTATGGTAGTTACACTGGGTACACGATGTCCATCTGGTGTAGCATATAAGCGTTTGCCTGATGATTCATCTCTGGTTAAGTTTTTGTATTGAAATTTTTCTATTAGTAATGTCATTAAGGAATTATAGCAGAAATTTTTGTAATGTCAACGTCTTCGGTTAAGTGCGCTCTTTGCCATACTTTTTGTAAGATTGCCTTTTCCAGGATCACCGCCTGACTGTTGTGGCTGTTCACTAGCCCTTGTTTTAAGACGTACACCTTGTGGGTCAAAGCTACAAATTTCAGCAAAGCTTGGATTGGCTTCAAAGCGTGGACCAAATTTGCTAGGGCTGTCTATACGTTGCCCTAGCACATTTTGTGTTATATCTCCAAAAGCAGCCCAGTTAATAACTTCTGGGTTATCTGCACTATCAGCAGAGTTACGTTTGGCTACTAGTAAATCAAATAACTTATCTTGGTTTTCAGTTACTTTTTTTTTGTAAGTATGGCAGCAAGTCTACGGCTATAAGCAGCAGTTTCTCTCATGGCACGACCTGCTGGTTCTGCGCCTCCTGCTGCACCAAGTTCATCTTCCATACCTGCTGCTGCTTCTGGAGCACCTACTTCTGGAGCACCCATACCACCCATACCCATGCCTGCGCCACCTGGAGCTTCTGTGCCTGTTAATACTGCTACTGCCTGTGCTAGTGCTTGACGATTTTTCTCTAAGGCCAAATATATTTCATCTAGAGCAGGACGAACTGTTTGTTCAAAACTGCTACTAATATCGGTGCCCATCTCATCTCTTATAGAGTCTAATAAGTCTAACATGGCTTCGGACTTCATGCTTGCTACATCCTCTAGCCAGCCTGTGATACGATCTGTCATGTCCTTAGCGGCCATGATTAACTCTGCCTTTTCTTCTTCGCCTTCTGTTAACATAAGGTCACGTACTACACCTTTGGCACTGGTCTCATCTAGATCATAACGAATGATTAGTTCACTGATGATTTCCTCACCAGCATCACGTTCCATCATAAGACGTTGACGAGCATTAGTAGTCCATTGTTGTGGTAGTTTATGACTGCGTAGTCTACGCTGTGCCATATGATATTCTTTTAAGTTCTTTGCCTTGCGCTCTTTCTTTGCCTTCTTGTCTTTATCTTCTTCGCCTTTCATTTCACGCTCAGCAATTTCTTGATTAATTACATCAAGCATTCTTTGATTCTTTTGGTACCTGTGATCACCTAATACACTGTCATAACTGTTGCTACTTTCAAATTGACTTTGGCTAGTACGTAGTTTATTACGAGCATCATGTAGTTGCTCCATTGTAAACTTTTCTAAGACTAGTTTATAACCAAACTGTTTACCTAAGTTTTCATTTAATTTACGACTTGTAATGGGTTTTTGAAGATCATTGATATTCATACCGAGTTCCTAATATTTAAGATATTTATCTAAATGAGTGATTAAACGCCTGCGTTATTTCGTTGCGATACCACTGGCTTCTGTCTCTGGATTGTTCGTATCTCCATAAGAACACATCCCTTTTGACTTCATCTTTGGTCTTGCCAAATAATTCTTTAAAGTGTACGCTGTCTGTATAACTACTCCAATAACGCTGATCTAGGTCTTTGGTTCTACTTAGTTCCATTATTCTATTATGTTTGTGCTGTTTAGCCGCTATTAATGCGCTGCTTTTTAAGTAGAAGGTGTATATGCTGTTCTTATATCGTTTACCGTGCTGTATAAGATCCCATTGGCCATTACGATTTTTTCTTATTACATAGTTATAATAGCCTACACTGCCATCACTGAGTACCACAGTGGGCATAATGTTTTTAACTTCACCAAGTAATCGTTCAAATCTTTTAACTGCTTTATCTATTGACATTAGCCACAACCTTTGGATTAACCTCACCTATCTTGATCAGTAGGCTTTTACGTATTAGGCCTTCTGCTACTTGCTGATCTCGCTCAGGTAACATACTTAGCAGAGTAGGCCTAGTCAGCTTGGTCAATAAGGCACGCTCCTCATTAGTTG